AGATAGGCCATGACAAGGGGTAGAAAAATAACCAAAAAGTGTAAGCAATGTAATAATACATTTGAAGCGTTGATGATTAAAGTCAAGCAGAATAAGGGGTTGTTTTGTAGTCAAGCTTGTTACCACGAACACAGAAAACAAAACGCCAAGGACTCAAGTCATCTAAATAGGATGCATCAAAAGAAGCACAAGTATGGCCTGACTGAATCAGAGTACTTAGGCATGTTTGACTCACAAAATAATTTATGCGCTATATGTGAGTCTTCGTTTGATAAAGTCAGGGCGTGCGTGGACCATTCGCATGAAACTGGAGAAATAAGGGGGCTGCTGTGTGATCGATGCAATAAGGGTCTTGGGATGTTTAAGGACAGTCAAGAGTTATTAACGAAAGCTATAGCGTATCTTAAATTACCAGACGTACCGAGCCAAGCTTATATCTTGGATATTCGTAGCGGTTGTTGAAAACGTGGGTTCGAATCCCACCGTCTGGACTTATAATTTGTAATTGGTCACATGTGAGTAACCCCCCTCGCGGACTTTAGTATATTTGTAACATGAGCGCAAAAAGAGATTATAAAAAAGAATACGCCAAGTATGGCAAGGGTGGTAAGGCCAAGAGATATAGAGCTGCCCTTAACAGGATAGCTCGAAGGCTTGGTGTTTACGGAAATGGCGATGGCCTTGATAATGCTCACGTAGGATCTTCTAGTAGAACTACCCCTCAGCCAGAATCTAAAAATAGGGCTAACAATAGACCTAGGGTAAGGCGTAGCAGATAACACCGCGCCATATTAGCCCCACTATATGGACGGGTAGCATAACAGCATAATGCACCAATCTTCTAAATTGGCATATGTGGGTTGGAGTCCCGCCCCGTCTACAAATCTAATAGGCCATTATCAAGTTTCAAGTGGCATTTTAATTGATGAACACTTTAATAGACATAGAAGAGTATGAGCACCCAGCGATCAGCATTTGCCCCAAGGGTACGCAAGGTGAAGCTGTCGAAATTGGTGGGCTTGTCATTATTCTTCCCGCTAAGCCGCCCAAAAAGGAAATTTTCGGACATGACCTCCCAAAGTCTATGCAGATGTGGCAACGCATATCTATGCCAGAGGAGTTGTCTAGGATTAAGTCTATGGATGAGTGGAGCGAGATGCCAAGGGAGTTTCGACAAAAGTTTTCTCCGTATATCGAAGAAGAGTTTCGCCGTCGGCGTGAGGGCTTTTGGTTTTATAACAACGGTGTCCCTACATATATTACGGGGCGCCACTACATGATGCTTCAGTGGACGAAACTCGATGTCGGGTTTCCTTATTATCTTGCGTTTCAGCGGGACATTTTTTTACACATGGCTGCGTGTGAGGCCGACCCGCGATGTATAGGCCAGCTTTACACTAAGTGTCGTAGATCTGGGTACACTAATATTTGTTCTGCAGTGCTTGTAGATGAGGCGTCGCAGGTTAAGGACAAGCTATTAGGTATTCAATCAAAGACAGGTAAGGACGCGCAGGAAAATATCTTTATGAAGAAGGTAGTACAGATGTTTCGGCATTATCCTTTCTTCTTTAAACCAATTCAAGATGGTACCACTAACCCACGCATGGAGCTGGCTTTTCGCGAGCCGAGTAAGAGAATCACGAAGAAGAATAAGACTTCGCAGAAGGGCGAGGCTCTTAATACGGTAATTAACTGGAAAAATACAACTAATAATGCATATGATGGGGAGAAGCTCCACATATTGTACTTAGATGAAGCTGGAAAATGGGAAAAACCTACAGACATAAGGGACGCCTGGAGGATTCAGCGGACCTGTTTGATCGTCGGAAGAAAAATCGTCGGAAAAGCCATGGTGGGAAGCACCGTAAATCCGATGGACAAGGGTGGCAAGGAATACAAAGAGCTATGGAGGGATTCGAATCCGAACGAGAGGAACGCGAATGGGAGGACTAGGACTGGGTTGTATAGGCTATTTATCCCTGCTTATAGTTCTCTTGAAGGATTTTTTGATAAATATGGTAATCCAGTTATTGAAGATCCTGATAAGCCTATTGATGGTCTTGATGGGGATCTTATTTACCATGGAGCTAAAACTTACCTTAAAAACGAAAGGCAGGCGCTCATAGAGGACGCTTCAGAATTAAATGAGGTTATACGACAGTTTCCGTTTACTGAAGACGAAGCCTTTAGAGATAGTGTTGAAAGCACTCTTTTTAATATCTCTAAAATCTATGAGCAGATACAATACAACGATGAACTATATCCAAACCCAGTAGTGTCTGGAAACTTTGTCTGGAAAGGCGGCGAGCAAGATACAGAGGTGGTTTTTAAGCCAGATGTAAATGGTCGTTTTCGAGTTTCTTGGATGCCACCTGTGGAGATGCGAAACCTTAAAAAGTATGATAGGTCAAAAAGAATTCCTCCAAACGCTCATATTGGGGTGGGTGGTGTTGACTCCTATGACTTGGACGCTACGGTAGACGGAAGAGGGTCTAAGGGTGCAATGCACCTATACAATAGATTCAACATGCATCATCCTTCAAATATGTTTGTTTTAGAGTATGCGTCACGCCCACCGTTAGCTAAAATCTTCTATGAAGACGTCTTAATGGCTGCTGTTTTTTATGGTTATCCCCTGTTAATTGAAAACAATAAATACGGGATTGCAAGGTACTTTGAATCAAGAGGTTACGATGGCTATCTTCTTGAAAGACCAAGGCATTTGGTCGCTGCAAATACTCAAATAAAAACAAAAACAAAAGGTATCCCGTCAAACTCGCAGGACGTTATTCAAGCTCATGCTCACGCTATTGAAACGTATATACACGAACACGTGGGTATAAATCACGACACTGGAGAGTATGGAAATATGTATTTAAACAGAACTTTAGAGGACTGGATAGGATTTCAAATCCATAATCGTACCAAATTTGACTTGACTATTAGTTCTGGATTGTGCCTATTAGCGGCACAAAAAGAAAAACAAAAAGAGAAATCTAACTTCTCTGAAAGTAAATTCTTTAGGCGATATCGAGTAATCGGGTAATTCCTATATTTGCAAATATAAAAGGAATTCCCAAATGCAAGATAATACAGGAACCAGGAAGGGGTTTCCAGATCCACTTGCTTCCCCAGACGAAAAGTCTAGCAAGGAATATGGCATTCAGTATGCGAAAGCCATAGATTCACAGTGGGGTCGCATGACCGATACTGGAAGTCTTGTTGGTAAAAGAAACAGAATCTTTGAAAGAAGCAGGGATTATGCTACTGGTACTCAAGATACCAATATTTACAAGCAGCTTCTAAATTCTCTTGATCCCAGCAACGGCGACGGGAGTCTTATGAATTTGGATTACACTCCAGTTCCTATCTTACCGAAGTTTGTTCGGATTGTAGTAAACAAGATTCTATCTCGTGGCCTGTATCCAAATCTTGAAGCTGTAGACCCGCTGTCTAACTCTGAGAAGAATAACGCAAAGAAACTTCTAGAGGTTCAGGTTGAGAACAAAGAGCTTGCTATGAAGATAAAGCAAGAATCAGGCATTGTTCTTGGCGAAGATCCAGAGAAGCTCCCAGACAGCAAGGAGGAGGTTGAAATTCTGTACGGCGCAAATATTAAGACGGCAGGTGAGATTGCGGCCCAGCTAGCTACAGAGCTTACGCTTACATGGAATAATTTTGAAGACGCCATCTTTAGACGCTGTGTGAACGATCTTGTTACGCTCGGCATGGCGGTGGTAAAAAGAACTAATGATCCAAACGAGGGGATTAAGACAAACTATGTAGATCCCGCGATGTTTATTCACAACTATACTGAAGACCCTGGGTTTGAGGAGCTGACGTATGCGGGTCATATTAAAAAAGTAACTATTGCAGAGCTGCGCCGTCTCGCTGGCTCAGATTTATCCGAAGACGATCTCAAAAAAATTGCTGAGAAAGCCAAGAATAATTCTGGTAATGATGCGAGCAAATACAACAAACAGCGTTTTGACAATACGCTGAACAAGATGACTTATGGGTATGATGAATACACCGTAAACGTCTTGGATTTTGAGTTCTTGTCTGTCGATAAAATGTACTTTGAGGAGAAGGAAAATCGTCACGGCAATCAAGACTTTTTCTATAAAGGACACGAGTACAAGGAAAAGACTGGTACTGTGTTTGAAAGAAAGCCCCATCTTATGCACGTAAAGGTCGTGTATGGTGGAAGCTATGTCCTTGATGGTGGTCACCTTTATGGGTATGGGAAGAAGAAAAACATCCCAAAAAATATCCATGACCTATCCCAGGCAAGACTTTCTTATTCTGTAGTGGCAACCAATATTAGGGATATGATTCCTAAGTCTATGGTTGATACCTGCATTGGGTTTGCTGACATGTTGCAGCTTACTCACCTCAAGATCCAACAAGCTATTGCTAAGGCAAAGCCAGATGGCTTGATTATTGATATCGAGGGGCTGGAGAATGTACAGCTTGGCAAGGGAGGGGAGTTGCAGCCGCTGGAATTGCACGACATCTACGAACAGACTGGTGTCTTCTATTACAGAAGCAAGAACCCAGAGGGCGGATTCCAAAACCCTCCAGTTCGTGAAATTGGCAATAGCATCAGAAATATCAATGAGCTTATTGGTTTGTACAACCATTATCTGAGAATGATTCGTGATGCTACGGGCATCAACGAGGTTGTAGATGCTTCAACTCCTAAGGGTGATGCTTTGGTTGGCGTCAGAGAGCAAGCTATTGCGGCTAGCAATAACGCCACATACGATATCACTAACGCCTCCATGATTCTGTTTAAGAAGACTTGTGAGGATATTGTTAAGTGTTTGCAGATTATACCAACGGAATCTGTTCTGCACAAAGCATATATTAATGCTATTGGTAAAGAAAACATGGATGCGCTTGATTCTTTCTCAGAGCTTCCGATGTTTAACTTTGGTGTAGTCGTTCATAGGGACATGGAGGACAAAGACAAAGCTTATCTTGAACAGAATATTCAGATGGCACTTCAGCAGAAAGAAATTGACCTTGAAGATGCTATTGCTGTACGTCAGCTAAAAGACGTAAATCAAGCGGAGAGATTGCTTGTTGTTAGACGCAAGAAGCGTATGAATATGATGCAGCAGATGGCTCAGCAGAATGCAGCTCAGCAATCACAGATGGCACAACAGGCCGCTCAAGCCGCATCGCAGATTAAGATGCAAGAGCTTCAAGTTGAAACTCAGATGGAGATGGAAAAGATGAAGATGAAGAATCAATTTGAGATACAGCTTGAATCTATCCGCCATGAGTTTAAAAAAGAGCTTGAGATGATTAAGGCTAAGGCTACCCTTGGTTTCAAAGAAGATGATCAGGCATTCAAAGAAAAGCTTGAGGTTTTCAAAGAGGACCGAAAGGATGAAAGGATTGGGAAACAAACGGCGGATCAAAGCAAACTTATTTCTCAAAGACAGGGAAAAATTGATGAGGTTCCAGAAAACACATCTTCACTTATTGATGAAATTTTGAACGACTTGTAATGGCTCAGACAGCAAATTTTGATACAACAGAGACTCTAAATATCACCTGCAGAGAGGGTGATACGTTCTCTATGACTCTTACTCTTAAAGACTCTTCTGGTACGGCTTTGCCGCTTGCTACTGACGGATATACTTTTCATATTCAGATTAAAGAAGTAAACCGTGTTGGTAGAAGTAGATCTGCTGAGGAGGGGAAGGTGGTTTTACAGACTCCTGGGTTGACAAAGGGAGAGGTAAAAGATGCTGTGTCTTTTGAGATTCCTGTTGTTGATGATAGTGGAAACGTGACGCTTGAGGCAAGCGCAGATGCTATGAGCAGTCTCAACCCTGGGTCATATATCTACGATTTGAGATACATTAAACCAAACGCTTCTGGCCTTGATACACACAAAACAATTCTAAGCGGATCTTTTACCATTAACTCTCAAATCACTGAGATCTAATGTCTGTAACGGTAAACACTACTAGCGGTACGCAAGTTAGCGTTTCCGTCAACGGGACTAATGCAGTTTCTTTTACGACAGAGGAGACGACTCTTAATCTTACAGAGGCTGGTGCAATTACCGTTTCTGTAACTGAAAAGGGTCCAAAGGGTGATGTTGGGGCTATTGGCCCTACTGGTGCTACTGGCCCTGCTGGACCTGGGTTGGCTTCTGGCGGGACAGAAAACCAGTTTATACAGAAGAACAGCGCTACAGACTACGACACGAAATGGAGCGCGTATACGCTCCCAGCTGCTGATGGAGATGAAGGGACAGTGCTTACTACAGACGGTGCTGGCACTGTGTCTTTTGCTCACCCACAGACTATTGCAGAAAATGTAAAGAACGTAT